CTAATACCTTGCCGAGTTCGGCGGTAAAAAGTGAAATACGCAGAGCATTACAAAATAATTCTGAATTCAGTATAGCAATAGGTACTGCGGTTTTAAGATGGCTTTTAGAAGCGTTCAAAGACGGCGATGTTGCAAGTATAAATAAAGTAATGGTTTCTTATAACGCAGGTTACTATTCTATGAGAAACAAAGTTAAAGGTAAATTGACAACAGAGCAATTACTTAATAACAAAACAATACCTTTAGAGAGCAGAGGTTATTTATTAAAAATGTTGGGTGTAAATGGGTTTTTAGATTTGTGGTTTAAAAATAATTTAAGTGTAAAAAAATAAAAGATATGAATAAGCAATACATTATAGGAGGTTTAGCAATTGTAGGCGTAATAGCATTAATTGCTTATTACAATAAACCAAAGAAAAATTCAGAGGGTTTTTTTAGCGCAACAGGTGGTTGTGGTTGTGGGGCTAAATAATTAATTACTAAATAAAAAAATATGAAAACAGAATATATATTTGGAGGTTTAGCCTTACTTGGTGTGATTGCAATTGTTGCTTATGTACAAAAGCCAAAGAGAAATTCAGACGGATTTTTTAATGCGATGGGAAAGGATAAAAAAAAGTATTATTGCAGAAATGAAAGAGGTCAAATTTATATGTCTGATACAAGGGATTGTAAAGAGGGGTATAGAGCAATAGCAAGTACGGTAGGTAATTAATCTTTAAAGCAAAATAAGATGAAAAAAGAGTATGTAATTGGTGGTTTAGCCTTACTTGGTGTGATTGCAATTGTTGCTTATGTACAAAAACCAAAGAGAAATTCAGACGGTTTTTTTAGCGCAAGTGGGAAATCAGGTAAAGCAACTCAAAAATGGTGTGCTAAAAGAAATGAAGACGGTTCTGTTCAATACGCAACAACTATGGGAAGTGGTTGTCCAAAAGGTTGGCAATCAGTAAAAGGATTCGGAGATAGAGAGGGAGTTTAAAATGGCTTACAAGATTTTACCATATTCAAAAGCAAAAGCAGATAGTTTGAGAGTTGAAATAAAACCCTCAACCAACCCGCTTAAAAAAATAGATGTTTTTAAGAATGGTAAAAAAGTCGCTTCAATAGGGGCTTTGGGTATGAATGATTACCCTACCTATTTAGAAAAAGAAAAAAAAGGGTATTATCCAAAAGGATATGCCAAAGAAAGACGTAGATTATACAAGCAACGACACGAAAAAGACCGTCATAAAACGGGAACAAATGGTTGGTATGCGGATAAAATATTGTGGTAAATGGCTTTAATATACGAAAATAAAGTACCTGCATCAATCAGGACACCTTTTATAGAAAAGGTAAAAGAAATAGCACCAAGAATAGGGGTTGACCCTAATTGGTTAATGGCTATTATGCACTTTGAAACGGCAGGTACATTTAGTCCGTCAATTACTAACTCTTTGGGTTACGTTGGTTTAATTCAGTTTGGTGCAAGTGCAAGAAAAACTTTAGGAACAACTAAAGAGGAATTACAAAAAATGTCCGCAGTTAAGCAGTTAGATTTTGTAGAGAAATATTTTAACCTTTATAAAGGAAAATATAAAACATATATTGATACTTATTTTGCGGTATTTTTCCCACCCGCAATTGGTAAGCCCGATGATTGGATTATTCAAGGCGGTGGATTAAGTGCAGAAAAAATATACAATGCAAACCCTGCTTTCCGACAAGTAAAAGACGGAAAGTTAAGAGTTTGGGAAGTTAAAAAAACAATGTTAGAAAAACTTCCTAAAGAATGGTTAAATGACGGAAGTTTTGGTTTAGCAGTAAAAGCATACAAAAATTATATTGCATTAGGGATATTGTCAATAATAGCAGGAATTTCATTATATTATTATTATGGTAGGAGCAGTTCAAAATAGTCAAACAGGCGCACAATCTGATGAGCAAAATAAGAAAGATAAAAGTGCTAAAACACATCAGCATTTATCTACAATATTTGTTGTAGTAGGCATTGTGTCTTTTACATTAGGTGCAATAGTTAATTATTACACGATTAAAAGAATAACAGGAGGAAAAGCATAATGAAGATATTTGGACAAGTTTTAGATATTGACGGGTTGCCTATGGGTTTAGCAAATGTCACTATTGTATCAGGAGAATTTGCCAATAAAATGGCAGATGAAGCAGACTTGGACGGAAATTTTGTTATAGAAGATAATTCAATTACACCTGATTCAGAATTTAAAATATCATACGTTGGGTACAAGCCTCAATTTTTTAAGGCTAAAGAACTTCAAGGTAAAAAAATAAAATTATTAGACGATAATATTGTTCTTGACGAAGTTGTTATTAATTCAGGAAAAAAACCTAAAGATAATAGACCCGTTGCAGTAGAGTCAAGTAAAAATAAATTTGTTCAGCATTTACAAGACCATAAAGTTATTTATGCAGGAATAGGAGCGTTAGCGGGACTATTTTTAATTGTTAGAGCATTTAAAAATAAAAAATAGGGTTTATGGCAAAATATATATTTAAAGAAGATTACGAGGCTAAAGGCACAAATTTTATAAGTAACGAACCTAATAGTCCGAAAATGGCTAATTTCAGGTTAAGTTATTCTTTTAAGAAAGGCGATGTTTTTGAGGGAGAAAAAATACCAACTAATTCAGGCGTTGAGTCAGGCTCTACTCCTCGATATAATGTTAATATTTTTACTTCAGAAGCCTCAAAAGTAGATGGTACTAAATTCGATGGCAAATCAGTATTTGAAGTTCCTGAAATTGTGGTTACTGAACAAACTTTAACAACAGATGCTTCAGGCGAAACTTTTTTAAAAAAACACAAAAATCACTTACTAATTTTAGGAGGATTGGTAGTTGCGTATTTTGCTTATAAAAAATTTAATAAATAAAATATTATGGTATCGGAAATACAAACGCCAAAACCAAGTACAGGTAAATATAAATTTTTAAAACCACATACTGTTACTTTTCCAATCAAATTTAAAGAAGATGCGAGAGGTTGGGGCGATGGAAATAAAAAGTTTGACCAAATTGAATCAAAATCATTTACATTTAAGGCAGGAGATATAATAAATTCAGAATCATCTGCTTTTAACATAGGTAGTAATGTGATGGATTGGGATATTATTTTAAAAATAAACAATGATTTATCATTTCAAATCCCAAAAGGTATTTTGCAAAAAGTTGACGATTCTTCTACGGTAACAAAATATAATGAAATAGATTTTCCAACTCCTATTAATTATGATAGTAGTGGTAAATTAATAAAAAATACATCAAACAATAGTGATTCGTCATTTTTACAAAAAAACAAAACCAATTTACTAATAGTTGGCGTATTGGTTTTAGGATATTTAGCATATAAAAAATTTAATAAATAAATTATTATGGAAACAGAAGTAGCAGTAGCACCCGTAGCACCCGCTCCCGTAGCAGTAGCACCCGTAGCACCCGCACCCGTAGCAACGTCAGGTGGTGGCGATGATGTATTTGAAAGTATGGGGTCGCAAAAACCAATGGATTTTAAGAGTTTGCTTGTATTCGGGCTTTTGATTGCATTTTCAATATATGGAATTACATATTACAGAAAAGCAATTGCTAAATTGAACGAAGAGAAAAAACCAAACGATGATTTCCTTAATTTGGTAGATGACGTAGAAGAAGTAAAATACAATGTTAAAAAAGCAATGGGTAAAAAATACTCAACGACTTAATAATTAAGGTTATGGCAAAGGATTCAAATAATGGAGCAGTAGTTTTATTGGTTGTACCTTTAAGTCTTGCTATTTTTTCTTATTCAAAAGGTTATAGCATAGGCAAAGGGGCTTTAGTAACAGTTTTAGGAAGTGTAGCAATAGGCGTTGTATTAGGCGCAGGTACAGTTGCTTATATGACCTATGATTTAATTAATAAAGATTACACAAAATAAGACCAAGTAAAATAACAACAAATTACTATGGAAAAAAGCAGAGGATTAGGCGATACCGTAGAAAAAATTACTAAATTTACAGGAATTAAAGCAATTGTAGATTCGGTAACTGAAGATTGCGGTTGCGAAGCAAAAAAAGATTGGTTAAACGGCAAAGTGCCTTATGACGGAAAAAACGTTCAAAGAATATTAAAATTATTTAAAAAATAGAAATTATGGCAAAAGCGGTAAACGGGTATTTCAAAGCAATGTTGGAAGCCAAAAAGAAAAAATCAGCATCATTTACTTACAATGGTAAAACGTATGTAGAATCAAAAACTAAAACAGGCTTAACTGTTTATAAGGCAAAATAATTATGACTACTAAAGATTTAATATTAGTAGGAACAGGGGCAGTTGTAGGCTATATTTTGTTTGGTTATGTTTATAAAACAAAAAATAACTCTCAATTATCTTCAGATGTTAATACAGATTCAAATAATCAAATTACCTTTGATTGTGAAAAAATGTGGCAGGAAAAAGAAAAAACATTGAAAGGCACTCCTGAATTTATATTGAAACAAAAAAATGGTTTTTTGAGTGCTTGTAAAGGCGGTAAAATTGACTTTACAAAAGATTATGGAAATGGTTTATTTGTAACCTATAAAAATGATTGCAATGAAGTTACTAAAAAATGCCCTATAAGTTCAGTTTCTTTTAATGGAACAACTTGGTCTTGGTCAAAAGAGCAAGGAAAATATTTCAAAAGGTATAATGACCACGATTCAAGACCACAGGAAATAACAGAAAAACAATGGATTGAGGAAGCAATTTCTAAAGTCCCATTTTAAATTAAAAAAAAATAATAATTATGACGACAAAAGATATAATATTTGTAGTAGCAGGAGTAGCGGGAGGCTATCTTTTAGCAGGTTATTTGAAAAAATCAAAAGATGGTTCAGTAACAGGAACAACAACTTCGACAGACACAGTTGCTTCAGCACCCTCACAAGCAAAAATTGACGCTTGTAACAAAGAAGCAGACGAATTTATGATGACTATTAGACCATCGGCAGGTGCAGATTTAGGGGCTATTAGAAAAGAAAGATTTGACGCTTGTATGGCAAAAAATGCTTAATTAAATTAATATGAACAGAAGAGATTTAATTTTTGCAGGTGCAGGATTTGTACTTGGATTTATAGTTTGTAAAGCAGTAGCCAAAAAGACTACTGTCGTAAAGGATATGAGTGTTTCTGATACGACAACAGAAACAATAACTCCTGCATCAACAAATGCCCCTGCTGAAGCGGGTACAACTAAAATTGAAGAGCCTGAAGTTGTTGAAACTTTAGATACTCCTCAAGTTGTAATATGTAAAGAAAAATGGCTTAAATTTGCTGAAACGCAAAAATTTAGTTCCCAAGAACAAACGCAAAAGACATACGATAACTTTATGACAAGTTGTGTAGGACAAGGACAAAAATAACACTATGGAGTTTAATGATTTAACATACGGTAATCCAACACACGAACAATTAGGTTTCATTCAAGGGACTTGTTTGGTAGATGACCTTTTTGATACTTTTAAAGACGCAGTAGTGCCTAATAACGATTCTGAATTAGTTAAGGACGAACTTAACGAAGTTGCAGATAGTTTAGCAGTAATGTCGCAACCTGAAAATCAAAATTATCTAAAAAGGTATTTAGCGTATGATAGAAATTTAATTCAAGCAATATCGAGTATATTTAAACAAAAAGACATTGAAGTTGAAGAGTTAGTAACAGAAATTGTAGTAGATATTCAGAACTTAATTTTTAAACTAAAATTTCATATTCAACGACCAAGACCTTTTCAATTGGCACAATATTACAAATTAAAACTTTTTCCATATAAAAGTTTTTCTGCTCACACACCGTCTTATCCGTCAGGACATACGACTCAAGCAATTGTAATATTAAATGTATTAGGGAATAAATACCCGACAGAGTATCAATATTGTAAGGAATTGATTGAAGATATATCGTATAGCCGAGTTTATTTAGGACACCATTACCCAAGCGATAACGATGGGGGTAGAGAGTTAGGAAAAGCAATTTTAAAACACCCTGAATTTACGAAGAAATACGGAATTTAATAACCAAGAACAACTAACAACAAAATATGAAACACGAGGAATATGAACTACAAAAATCGGTAGCCCGTTATTTATCTTACCAATATCCTGATGTTGATTTTTTATCAGATACAATTGCATCTGTTAAATTAACGGAAAGACAGGCGGGAAGAAACAAACTCGTTCAAAAAAACGGGTTTAAATGCCCTGACGTTTTAATTCTTGAGCCACGACAAGGCTACTGTGGTTTATTTATTGAACTTAAAATAGAAACTCCTTTTAAGAAAGACGGTACAATTAAGGCTTCTCAAAAAGACCACTTAAAACTACAACACGAATGTTTGCTTAAACTTACTTCAAAAGGCTATAAGGCAGAATTTTCTTGGGGTTTTGATATGACTAAACAAATCATAGACGAATACTTAAAGGAATAGTTATGAAAGAGGAAACTAACAACGTGTCTTTAGTGTTTAAGGAATTAGACAAGACAATCCAAATCATAGGGGCTGATAAGTTAATTGAGATTTTAAAATACTCAAGAAAAAATCCACCTACTTTAAATCAGGAACAAATAGAACAAGCATTAAAATTAGTTCAACTTGTTTGTGATGAATTCAATATTTCTTTGGACGACATTTTTGATATGAAGCGAAAAAACAATCGAAGAATATCAATAGGCGTTTGTGCGTTTGTAATACAAAAAGAACTCAAACTCGATAATTCAAACATATCTTATATTTTGAAAAAACCCGACACTTTAGTATCTTTGTACAAACAAGAAATATTGAGATTAAATTCAAACCACCCGTCAGACAGACAGGTATTACAGAAAATTGACAACATTAATGCTAACATAAATAAATTATTTAAAAATGATTAACCAAGAAAACTACGAAGACATTCAAGATGTAGAAATTATTAATGATGATTTCTCGCCTTTAGACGCACCTGTAAAACAAAGGTCGTACACACAACATAAAATGGGCGATGCTCAAGAAATGGGGGAATTGGAAGAACCTACTTTTGAGCGACCAAGTTTCGCAGACCTTGATGGAACTGCTGAAGAAGAAGCATCTGAACCTGAAAGACCTTTCAACGAAAGTTATTCTCAATTAGACGGTAAGGAGAAAACTATGGGGGCAGAGATGATGGCTGAAATGACTTTAGACATCTACGAAAAAGGTTGTTTCTATTTAGGTAAAATTCCTGAAATAAGCGAAACAAAAATTGACAAGTTAATTGCAGAGGGAGAAATTGACCCAAGTATTACGCTTCAAACTGAAGCAGGTAATATGCCAATTAAAGATTTTGCCGTTGAATTTAATGATAGCATTAAAGAAGCGTTTGTTGTAAGTGACGAATTCAAAGACAAAGTAAAAGCACCTTTAATTCGTGTATTCAAAAAACGTGGTATTGGAATGACCGATGAGCAATTATTGATGTACTACTTTGGTACTGATATTGCTACAAAGGGCGCACAAGCATTTATGTTAAAGAAAACTACTAATAGCATTTTAGACTCTTTAAAAGAGAATACTATGGCTATGAGAGAAAATAGTATGAGAAATTCAAGACCTGAACCTCCAAGACCTGAACCTCAACAACAATATCAAGCACCTACATATCAAGAGCCTATATATCAAGAGCCTGTTGATAACGATGTTTCATATACAGAAAATATAGCGGAAGTTATTCAAGAGCCTGTAAGCAGACAAAGAAGAAGACCTGAAAGAAGTGCGCCTAAAACTAATTTAGACGAACAGTTGGCTTATTTTGAACCTGAAGAACAAGGCGTTTATAGTAACTTGAAAGATAACGGTGGATTTACAGATGACTTTAAAGACGTAGCAGGTATGCCACAATTCGGCGACCCTGCAATCCTTTCTGAATTAGAAAGATTAAGCGGTAATGAACCAAAGAAACCTGTAAGAAAAGCAAGAACAACCGCAGTTAAAAAACCAAGAGGAGGTAAAAAATAATGGCAAGTAACGTAACAGGTAATGAGAACAACAATAACAATCCTCTTTGGGTTGTTATGTTGTTACTTGTTATGTGGCTGATGTTTTTTATTTACAAACTATACAAGGACAGATAATATGGAAATTAGAGAACCAAAATTAGGAGTTGCGGTAGGGCGAAAAGGTTGCGGAAAAACCTTTACTACTACCAAGATGATAAAGCAATATGTATTAGGGAATCCCGCTAAAGGAGTTCCTGCAAGACGTGCTTTAATTCTTGATGTAAATGACGAATTTGAAGACATAAAAGCATTAAAACAATCGGATATTGTTAGATTTTCGGCGCACCCTAAAATTGAAGCAAGACGAATAAGACCGTTTCACGATAACGGTGTTAGAATGACTTTAAGAGAGATACAAGAAGTATTATTTAAAATATTAAACGATTATAGAGGTGGACTATTACTTATCGAAGACATTAACCGCTACGTTAGTGACTACTTACCGAATGACCTTGTTGGCGCAATCTGTACTAACAGACACACGGACACAGACATTATTCTTCACTTTCAGTCAATAGGTAGGATTTCGCCAAAAATTTGGCAGAATCTAAATTGGATTAGATTTCATAAAATTACCGATGACGTAATTAAGCACAGGAATAAGTTTGAGGAAAAATTAGAATTGTTATTATTAGTAGAAGCGTATATTAACACACAATACGAAGATGGCGATAAAAGGGTTTTTACTTATGTAGATATTGATGACGAAAAAGTTTTGTTAAAAGACAGAAAACGATTTGAAAAAATTGTTGAAGATTATTTAATTGCAAATCAAAATAAGTTATTAAAACCTTTGACTTTAAAAAATCCTCTGACTTCAACAAAGCCAATGACTTTGCAAGAGGCTTTAAAGTTCAAAACAAAACAATTGATGAAACAATATGTTGGATAAAAAATAAAAATTGCGAGGTTTTGCATAAATCTCGCAAAATTTATTAATTTTGATAAAATATTTCCAAACCAAGAAACTTTAATTAACTGAATATTAATCATTAAAAATTAAAGTTATGGAAAGTAAAAAACAAGAAAGATGGTTTATTACAAAGTTTTTTTGTGAAAAATCAGAGCCAAGTTCTAAAAGACTTGTAGGAATCGTAGGTTCATTTACATTGTTTGCAACTCTTTTTGCAAATAGTTTTACTCACATTGATAACGCACCAAGCGCACCTTTAGTTGACGCAGTTGCACTTTTATCATTTGGGGCATTAGGTATTACAGGACTTGAAAAAGTTTTCGGTAAAAAAGGAACTGTTGCTAAAAACGAAGAAAACTCGGCTGAATAAAACAATTAACAATTAACAATCTACAATTATGAAATTATCAGAACATTTAGACTTGTCAGAAGTTACTCGTAGCGATATGGCAAAAAGAAAAGGATTAAGTAATATGCCTACTCCTGAACACATTGAAAACTTTAAAATTTTGGCAGAAAATATTTTTGAGCCAATTCGTAAACATTTTGGCGTACCAATATTTGTGTCGTCAGGGTACAGAAGCAAGGCTCTTAATACTGCTATTGGCGGGAGTTTGACAAGCCAACATTGCTTGGGTCAAGCCCTTGACCTTGATATGGACGGAACTAAAAATGGTGTAACAAATAAAATGGTTTTTGATTACATCAAAGCAAATTTAAACTACGACCAATTAATTTGGGAATTTGGAACTAAAGACAATCCTGATTGGGTACACGTTTCTTATAATCCAAAAGGTAAGCAACGTAAACAAACTTTACGAGCAGTTAAAAGCGGAGGAAAAACTGCTTATCAACCTTATTCATAAATAAATTTATTTAATGGAAGATTTAAAAAATATATTATCAAATAGGATTAACTTGCTTTTAATTATAGCAGGGCTTCTTTTAGTTTTTCAATTATTTAGTGTAGTGGGTAATGGTAGAGAAGCATTAAAGGTTAACTACATTAAGGAAGAAATCTCTAAACTAAAAGAAGATGTAGATGAAATTTACAAAACCGAAAAGGCTTTAGATAAAAAAATTGATACTTTTAATTTAGAAATTAAAAATGTCCACAATGCAGTAAATATTAATAACACAAAAATTGAAAATTTAAAAAGAGATGAAAAAATTCAAATTGATAAGTTTAAGTCTTATGATGCTGATATGTGGGAACGCTATTTCACAGACAGGTATTCCAAAAAGCAATAGTAAAGTTTCTAATTTAGTAACTATTGATACTTTAATAGCAAGGAAGATAGCAAACGACCTTGTTAGTGGCGATTTTTGTAGAGCAGAAATCAAGTTGGTAAGGAGTAATCTTGACTTAACCAAAAAAGAAGTAACACTTAAAGACAGTATTATAAATACTTTAGGTAAGCAGAAAGAAGCCCTTAATTTGATTATTTCAAAAAAAGACGAAATGTTTACCAAGCAAGAGGAAATATCTAATACATATAGAAAAGAACTATCCAAACAAAAGAGGACAACATTCCTTTATAAGTTCCTCTCTGTTTTAGGGATATTATCAACAAGTTACTTTATTATAAAATAAGAATCAAAGCGCACCAACACGGTGCGTTTTTCTTTTATAATTAATTTAAAATAGTTTGAAAATAATTTGTTAAAGATAAAGTAGGCATTAACATATATTTAATGTTGATTTATATTATACTTTTGACTTGATATTATTTCTGTAAATAATTATCATTAAAAATAAGTTTAATCAAAAAAATCATTCTGTAATGAAAAACGAAATTGTTCCTTTATTAAAAAGTGTTGCCGTAGTTGTTGTTGGTGTGTTGATTGCAAACTATGTTCAAACAACATTGTTAGCGAAAAAAGTTGACGCTCCTGCAAAAGCATAATTTGGTGTCAAACCGAGTTTTAAAAAAAATTATTAAATTATAAAATTAATCAAAATGTCAAACGTAAGAAGATATTTAAGTAATGCACGTCAAAGTGCAATGGAGTCTTTCTCAAATGCAGATGGATTCATCGACCAAGACCTTTCTTTCACAGGAGATGATTTCTTCCGTGCAGATGGTGGAATGGCAATGGGTGGAGATATTCAAACATCTCAACCTTATATTATTAACGTGACTTCTACTTCAGGGTCAGCAGTTTCTAATTTTGACGTATTAGGTTCATACCAATACATCAACAACGCAGGTTTCCAAACAAACGGAAACTTGGTTATCGGTTCTATAACTATTAGTTCAGGAATCCCTAACATTAACTACCAAGAGATGTTGTATCAATTTATGAACAACCCATATTCTGTTGGTTTAACTTACATTCAATCGGCTACTGCTAACCAAGTGTTACAAACATTGGCGGTTAACACAAGAGATGCGAATGGTAACTTGGCACAAAAAACATTAGTGCCTACAATTGACCCATATCAGCAACAAACTACGATTATTGCGATGAAGTATGCTTACAGAATTGATGGTTTCACAAAAATCACGATTGCTCAAGTGTTAGCAAATGCTACTGTATCGTTATACTTCTACCCTGCTGATAACATCAACCTTGCGAGAGCATTAGGTGGACAACCTGTAAGCAGACAATTCGGTACGCCTCCTGTAACTAATGGTCAAACCATCAAGTTAAGAGCGTAATTATCAGAAATGATATAACGAATTAATGTATAATTTAGAAAGAGAGCAAGTGATTCATTTCTACTTGCTCTTTTTTGCTTAAAAACAAAAAAATATGAACGTATTCAAATATGTTGCAGAATCTAATCCCAATGGTGCGGTGCAAATAATCAATTCTTTTGGTTACGATGTACGAAACACTTCTGATTTAGGTAAAAGTTTGAGTGAGTTAGTAGCCGAAGTGGGAGAACCTGCTTTTAAGAAAGTTATGGACAACCACCCCGACAAAGATGTTATTTTAGAATTATACGCAACTGAAAAAACCGAAGACAAAGAAGAAAAAAGTTGCGGTTGCGACAGTTGTAAAAATAGAAGACGTATTGAGGATAACTTACAATACTTAAATGTTACGGGAACAGGTAAATTTGCAGATGAAAAGTCAAGCACTTCTACAACGAATACACATTTATTGGCAAACCAAACGAATGTTATTTTAGTAGTTTCCGCTTTGTTTATAGCAACTGCATTAATTTTAAAAAATAAATAAAAATGGCAAAAAATATTCAACCAACGATTGAAACAGGAGCAATGACTTTAGTATTGCTTGTTAAAAATTATAGAAGCCAAATGATTGCATTATTGTTGAAAAACGGAGTTACTGTACCTAATGGTGCTTCATCTCAACAAATTGCTTCTTTAATGGCTAACTTATTAAAATTTTCTAAATCTTTTGCAATGGACTTGCAAAAATTTATTTCAAACCCAAAAGTAATCGAAGTTCTTGCAGGTGGAATGACTCAAAATGCTCAATATTTTAGAATGAGTGGAAACGCTCAATATTTCCGAGCAAGTGGTTTTATGAATAGCACAGGAGGGGAAGACGGTTACACAGATACAGGAGAACCTGCTCCAACAGGTGCTTCAGGAACACCTCCAAAAGGTTTTTTCGGTGGTCTTAATTTCGGAAATTTATTTTCTCAAGTATTAGATGGTTTTGGAAAATATGACAAAAATCAAACTGATAGAGCAATTGCAAATGCACAAGCGCAAGTAGGTGCAAATGTAGGTGGAAACACAAATGTAAACACAGGTGGAAACACAGGTGGTGGAGGAAAAGATGATGACCCTGATACAAAAATGAGTACAACAACAATTGTTATATTAAGTTTAGTAGGCGTTGCAGTATTAGGTACTATTATCTATTTTGTCGCAAGACCAAAAGAATAAAAAAAGACAGTTATGGTTATAGATGAACAAATGTTATCAAATATAATTGGTAGTTCCGTTGGAATGTACCCAAATGAAGTAGCAGATATGCTTGTTCGTAATAACGTACTTGCACCTGCACCTGATTACACGCTTGACCAATTGGTAGAGGGTGTTTTTCTTGGTTTAAATCAGAACCCAAGTTTTGCTCAAGAATATTCTTCTTGGTTAGAACAAATCGTAACTACATTAACCTTTTAAATATAAAGATATGGCTTGGGATTGGGGTAAATTAATAACTGCGATAGCACCCTCTGTTGTAGGGCTTGGCGCAGGTTTGATTATGAATAATCAAGCGGTTCAAAATGCAAAAGGTCAAGCAAATGCTCAACAAGATGCACTTAATACGCAATATGCGATAGCGCAACAAAACGCAAAAAACATTCAGGCAATGCAACAGGCAGGTAAAGAACCGCCTAAAGAAAAAAGCAAATTACCTCTTTACATAGGTTTAGGTGTTGGCGGTGTTGTCGTACTCGGAATTGTAATTTTTGCGGTATCGAGAAGAAATTAAATTTAAAAAATTATCATTATGCAAGATTTTTTAGCACAAGCAAAAGACATAGCAAGTAAAGATAAAAGAGAAGTTCTTTTAATAACTACAAAAGCGTCAGTTAATGGTGCGGTTACAGGGCTTGTTTTGGGTTTAATGTTAGGTTATTGGAAAAATAAAAACATTTATGTTACAGGTCTTATAGGTGCTATTATTGGCGGTGTGGCGACAAGTATCATAGTTAATAAAAAATAATTAATTATGGATTCATCAAAATTATTAATAGTTGGAGGAGTAGTTTTAGGAGGGTTTTATCTTTTAAATAAAAATAAAAAAGATAAAGAAAATGCTCAAATATTAGTATTACAAAACACTCAACCACAATCTGCAATACTATCACAATTAGAGGTAGAAAGCAAACCTAACGGTAAAGCAATTGTTACTTCAAAAGAGGCAACAGTTTATGCTACAAAAACAATAGCAGAAGTTAACTCTCTTATGGTTAAATATCCGCCTCTTACAATGAATCAGTTTATAGACAATTATAATAAAGTTTATAATACTAATCTAACTGTCGGTGGCGATGCCATTCTTGGTTTTAAATTTTATGCACCGAAAACAGAAATGAATTCTGTTGTTCAAAACGCAAATGCTTCTTCAGGCGCACGTTTTAATTGGGGTGCTTTAGTAAGTGCTATTCAGCCTAATCAGCCTATTCAGACTAATAACCCTTATGGTATAGTAGAAATTCAACAATCAGAAATTAGGGTTTCAGATGCTAATAGACAATTTGAGGCTACGAAAATGGCATATACTCGTTGGAAATCAGACTTTGCTACTGTTTATAGTGATTTGAAAAATTATTTTTCAACATTGACTAAAGAACAAGCAGATATAACGGTTAAATATTTACCAAAACTGATAATTCAGGCATTAATGGGGGATAATGACCCAAGAGCAAGGGCTAATGATTTTTATTCTCAAGAAGAAATTATTGATATGATTGACAATAGCGGTATAAAAGATTCTGAAATGCTTTTAACGAGTGCTTTAGGTAATTTCTTTATGAATTATAAAATCTCAATTGGAGAATATTCAGGAATTAAGACTGCTATGCCTACAACAAAAATAACGGGAACGGGATTGGAAATGTCAAATATATTAGCAGAAAAAGAACGTGAGTTGATGTGGAACGCAAAAATGAATGAAATAGCATTAAGTGCAAGACCTTTTTAAAATTAAAAAATTATGAAAAAACCAAATATTTTATTAGCAGTAGTCGGATTAGTAGTTTCTCTTGGAGTTGTTTACGGCTACACTTACATTATCGGAAAATCTTGGAAAGCAAGTCAGAAATAATTAATTAAAAATTAATATAATGGAAATTTTAAAAGACAAAAAGTTTATTATTGGTGGATTAGCCGTTGTTGGAGTAATCGCACTAATTTCATATTTTAGAAAACCAAAAAGAAATTCAGAGGGATTTTTCGGTGCAAATGGTACTCGTAGTTTGCAAACCGCTCCTATTTCTGAAATTTCTCTTCCTATCGAAAATAATATTCCTACAACATTTACAAGAAAAGTATTTACAAATGACGGAATGAAAAGTTATTGTGGTAGATACGATATGATTGCAGGTAAAAAAGGATTTGTTTATAGATTACAACTCGATTTAGTTAGCCTTTTTGCAAGTGCAGGAGCGATGTCAACTGTCACTTTTTCAAATGGTAATTTCTATAATTCAATGGGAACTATTATTCAAACTAACAACCCGCCAACAATAATATCTAATGCAGATTTTAAAAAGGCTTGGTTTAAAGGTCAACCTTGTAATTAATAATTAAAAAAAAAATGGAAAAAAAGTATATCATCGGAGGTTTGGCAATAGTAGGCGCAATAGCATTATTTGCTTATTTAAAACCAAAAACGGCTAAAAAGAATTCAGAGGGATTCTTCGGTGCAAGTGGAAAAAGAAGTTTGGCTTCAAAAACTCAATTACAATGTAGAAGAAAAGACGGTAGTTATTATTTACAACCATCAGGTTATACAAATTGCGTATATAGTAATGAACAAGCAATCGGGTACGTTTAAAAATTAAAAAAAATGGAAAAAAAGTATATCATCGGAGGTTTAGCAATTGTAGGTGCGATAGCATTATTTGCTTATTTAAAACCAAAAACGGCTAAAAGAAATTCAGACGGATTCTTTGGCGCAAGTGGAAAATCAACTTCTTTAAGCAGTAGAGCGCAAGTATCTAAAGGAAAATGTGCTTGGTGTAGAGATTCTGACGGAGAAAGTTATCATACAGGTTCAGACAGAAAGTGTGATAGTGGCGACAGATGTATCACTCAATACGCATAATAAAATTTAAACTTAAAAATAATTATAAATACTAAAATTTTAAAAAAATGGAAAAAAAGTATATCATCGGAGGATTGGCAATTGTAGGTGTATTAGCAATTATTGCTTATTACAATAAGCCAAAAAAGAACTCGCAAGGTTTTTACGGAATGAGCGGTTCTTATTATAGATAATAAGAAAATTTATTAACATTTAAAATTAGAAAAAATGGGAGAGTTTTATGACGAAAATAAAAAGCCAAGTGGTACAAGCGATTTAATCTATATTGGATTATCAGCGGTTATGGTTTTTGGATTAGTTTATCTTGTTGGTCGTGCTTGGAAGAAAAGCCAAACTGTGTAGGTAAAAATGGTTTCAATTCCGCACCCTAAATATAAATTTAAGCAAGACTTTACTGCAAAGTTATGTACTAATTACATAGAGTCTTATACTAATAAAACACCTTGTAAATCTTACGAGGATTTAGTGTTTAAAAGGGGAAATGTTTTTGAAGCAGTTGTAAATACAAATTTTACCGACCCAACTAAAATAATTGGGTCGGCTAAAATGACACCTTTTGAAGTCCCTTTGATTGTTTTGGAAAAAGTTGATGATTCAACTCCAATAACAGACATAATTCAAGGCGACCCTGAAGTAAACAAAGCAAAAAAACAAGCGATAATTGATGCTGAAGAAAAAAGAGTAAAAATGATGTTTATTGTTCCAACAATTCTTATATTAGCGGTTGTTTGGATATATGGTATCAAAAAACTTTAATGTATGCAAAAAGTTATAAAAGTAGGGGCATTATTAGTAGTATCTACGGGCATTATTTATGCTTCTTACATTATGCACGATAATTACGTTAAAAAGAATAAAGACAAATTTAAAGAAGTTCCGCCGATGTTTTCAGGAGGAACAATGGGTAATATAGGGTGTATTCAACCGCCTTGCTTTTAAAAAATAAATTATGAGTAAAAATACAATGATTTACGGATTGCTAATAGCAGGGGGATTACTTGCTTATTTTGCTTGGAAGAAAAAGTCAGCAACTACAAATAGCACTTTAAGTTCTTCTACATCGGGAACTTTTGTAGATGATGTACCTGTTTCACAGGCAATTGCTGATTCTTTGGATAATACAGGTGGTATTAAGCCTGTAAAAACAATTAAAGACAAGATAAGTCAAATTGTTGAGCCTTTAATTGGTTCACAAGTCCAAACTGAAACAAATAATGTTAGACCTTATCAGGGATTTGAAGAAATTACCTACGAATCATAAATATAAAACCTTATGCAAACTAAAAAAATTATAGGAATCGTTATGTTAGGGGCTTCAGTAGGGCTATTAGTTTATCTTTATAAGGGGTTCTTAAAACCAAGATTAGAAGTTGATAACGAAATAAAAGACGGTAAAACTTCTCCAACAACAACAACAACAAAATAGACTATGGAAAGTAAACAGAAAAGTCCAAATAAAATTTGGAGAGAAAGCGGGACTTCGTTAAGTTTCGCCGATTGGATTCAAAGAGAAAAAGACAAAGGTGCATTTTTAACAAATAAAAAGTTTGAAAATTTTGCTGATGAAAATGGAGAAATTGATGACAATACTTGGATTGAGCAAATAAAAAAGCAAAATAGAATTAATTTAGGTATTGATTTACCAATTGATGACACAAAGAAAAAAGATAATACATTTTTAGGTTTGAACAAGACAGTTCTATTATTATCAGGATTGATTATAATTGGTGCAATAGGATATAAAATTTACCAAAAAAGAAAGTAGTATGAATTTAAGGTTAGATACACGATACGAAGAAATGTGCTTGGTGGTAAAAGTAGCAGTTACAATGCCTACTAAAGTCAGAATTAAAATTTTTGACGAGCAAAAACCAAAAATCGTTTTTACCAACAGATACAAGACCGTAAATTCTGATTACACTTTTTATGTTCGTATGCCAATTACTTCTAAAAGCATAATAGTTTCTGTTTATGATGATAGAAAGGGGAACACTCCTCAAGAACAAGAAAAAAACGTAAAAGTTGTTTCGGTTGACAAAACACCTTTACAAAAAAGAATAGATGTGGTTGACATTCACAACCCAACAATAGCACATTTTGTTGATTTTGCGCAGAGATTTTGTTTTAATGCGCCTTATTTACAAGCAAATAAATCATATCAGTCAGATAACGGAAGTTTTATGATTGAATTGTTGCCAACAATAGTTGATTCAAAAGGAAAAGAACTTACAACACCTGCAAGAATATCAAGAATGACGGGTCGTATTCAAGTGTCAAAGAAACAGTTTGACGAATACACAATACCTATGAGATTTGCGATTCTTTGCCACGAATTTAGCCATTTCTACGTTAACGAAGATATGACTGATGAAAGCGAGGCTGACATAAATGGATTATTGATTTATTTAGGACTTGGTTATCCAAGAATTGAGGCTTGTGAAGCCTTTTTAGAGGTTTTTGAACATTACCCAAGTCAGGAAAATAAAAGACGTTACGATAAGATTAAAAACTTTATCGACAACTTTGAGAAAAATAATATAGTATTCAGGTAAAAAAAAAGGCTATGCAAAATTATAAAGATTTAGTTTTAGAAAAGGAGATTGGAAATATTGAAATGGTTCGTCCAATCAAGGGTATTTCAATGGTACAGGAAAACCCTATTGGTGTTCTTGAGAAATTAGGGAAGTATGAATTTATTTATGATTATCAAATACCGAGTCTTTGGACAACATTTTTACCACCAAGTATGGTTGGGGGAAATACTTATGCAAATTATAATTTTGATGGCGATGGAACAGGAGGGCTAAAAAATGTGGCAGTATTATTTCCGCAAACTGTAAAGGTAAATTCAGAGCCACAAGTAGGTACTTTTTCAAAAGGAAATATAGTAAACGTGCTTCGTTTTGACGGAAACAATGCAATTATCCAAAACCCTAATTATGTTGAGTCTAACGCTAATGCGCCTAAAGGTTTTTTTGGTAGTTTTGATTTAAAATACCAAAAAGAATTTACAGTTCCTAAAGATTATTTAAGAAAAGTTGATGATAATTTAGCGGTTACTGTATCAACAGGAATTCAATATGGGGCTAATATGAAGCCACAACCTGTAATTACTGTAAAGCCTATATATGATACTACTCTTGAACAAAACGCAACTTTTGTATTGACTAAAGATTTTAATTATATTTCAGGATATATTCCAAGAGTTTGTCCTCCAAATGAATTGTGTAAAGGTGGTATGGTGGAACAATATTCTGTTTTGAAATCAGGAACAAAAGTTTCGGGTAGATTATTTAGCAAATACATTCAAGGATTTAGCGGTGGATACGCAGGTGCAAATAGACCTGATACTCAACAAAATGTTCTAAAAGTAGAGGGTTATGGTTCTCAAGGCTTTGTTGAAATTCCAATAGACTATTTGACGAGATTTATTGTAACAATAGTTTCTTTAGTAGATAAAAAAACAGGTAAATGTAATGAAACGGGATTAATTCAAACAATGGAATACAACCCTTGTAGAGTTTCAGCAGTTAAAGGAGAAACTTATAAAGGCTACATCGCAGATGGTTCTTTTTACACTACTGATGGAAAGACTTTTTTACCAATGAACGAGTATAAAATTGTTGAAGAAAATAGCGGTTCAGGAAATAATAAAAATAACGGTGTAGTTGTTCCTGCAAAAGATAATAACAAAAATATTTTGATGATTGTAGGGGCTTTTTTATTAGGCTACGTTTTATTCGGAAAAGATACACCAACTACTTAATAAATTAAAATTATGGCAAATAAAACTATAAATGTAAATAAAACTTTGACCCTTGTTTACTTCAATAATTTAATTCTACAAGAATTAAAAAAGAACGGAATTAACTGTTGGATTGCAGGAGGTGTTTTAAGAGATTATTTCACGGAAAAACCCTTAAAGTCTGATTGTGATATTTTCTTTCCAAACATTACGGAATTTGATAAAGCAAAAAAATATTTGCAGTCTAAAGGCGCAAAAACTATTTGGGAAAGCGATAATGGAATGAAAGTTTCATACAAAGGCAATACTTACGATTTAGTAAAAATATTTGCTAAAAATCCAATGGACACTATTGCCCGATTTGATTTTACAATATCAATGTTGGCTACTGATGGTAACGACTTGTATTATGGTAATAATACTCTTAAAGACTTACAGGATAGAAAATTGGTAATTAATACCATTGTAAATCCTTTAAGCACTTTGAAAAGAGTTTTAAAGCATTACAAAAAAGGATATACAATGTCTGCTGAAGAAACTAAAAAGTTATATACATCTTTAAATAATTTACCTTACGATACTTCAGATGACTTATTAAGCGCAAACGGAAGTTCAGGAGAGGGTTTAAATAAACCTGATTATACAGTTCAAAATATAGTTCCACCTGCTGAAAAACCTGATAATTTAAAATATGTGATGTTTGGCGTTCTTGCTATTTTAGTTGGTTACGCAATATTTAAAAAAAATAAAACTGAATAATTATGGGAAGTTTTGGAGGAGTAAAAATAGATAAGCAAAATTTTGAGGAAACAGTTCAGTTGGCTGAACAAAAGAAAATTTTGGCTGAACAAAATTTAAAAAACGGTTCATTTGAACAAGTTAGAAGTGAAGTATTGGCGCAAACTTTATTAGATTATCGTCAAGACCTATTAGATTCAAAATTTCCTGACGGAGAATATTATGTTACGTCAGATTTTAATTCACAGTTAGTACGTTTTCAAGGAGATGCTTACAATCCTAATCAACCTTTTACGGGTTTGCCTCCTGTCGTAAAACAGTTTAAAAAAGGCGAATTAGTTAAAGTTGGTACTTTCATAAAAGATATGGCTATGAGTAAAGTAAAAGTTATCGAAACTGATTCGGGTAATTTTTTTGCAGACCAAAACAATCTTTCTAAAACAAAACCTGCTGAACCCATAGTTACGGAATCAAAAGAGGAAATTAAACAAAGAAACGCAGATAACACAAAAATAATGATAGCGATTGCTTTCGTATTGGGTTATCTTTTAAGTAAAGAATAAATTTTTGACCTATGGCTAATAAAAAAGTATTGATTATTGGAGGCGTTGTTGCTTTAACGGGATTAGTCTTTTTTTTAATACCGCCAAAGGCAAAGGTTGTAATTAGAAAAGATGGTTCGGGAAAGGCTTCTTTAGGAGGCTCAACCAAAAATTTTACAACTGAAAAAGGCGTTGATATTTCAACATTTAACGGATATGAATTACACGCCGATAGTGATAATATTTGGTTAAGAAAATGGGGAAGAGATGTTTTAAATAAAGACGGTTCTCCAAAAGTAGAAATTGTAGCAGAATAAAAATGGAATCAAGAACAAAAAAAATAGTATTGATAGGTGGTTTGGTAGTCGCAGGATTAGCAACTGTTTATTTTTTGTCTAAAAAGAAACAAAAACCAAGACCTGTTGGAATAATTGATGACGAGGAAGTTGATTTTGATTTTGAAAATGCAAGTGGCTCAACTTATTCAGGTGGAGTTAGAGAGGGTCTTACATTATCTGTTAATGATTATAAAAAAAGTATAGACCAAGCCTTAAATGACAAAAAATACGAAAAGTACATAGGTCGAAAATTTTACACTTTAACCGACAATGTAAAAGTTAGAATGGGTGCGGGAGTTAATAATGGTATTATTAACAATATAGCAGGTACAATACCTAACAAAAAGTCATTCATAGGAAAAGTAGTTACGGCTAAATTAGGAGATGATAAAAAAATATGGTTTGCAGTTAATGAAGAAAACTCAAATCAACTATTTGAAATTAAAAAGAATTTCAGTTGGGATATGATGAAACCTAACGACCCGTCTTTACGTTGGGTTAGGTCAGATGTAGTTGTGGTTAATATGAATAAGAAAAAATAAGGTTATGAACAATAAAAATTTATTAATAGGAGTTGGCGTAGCCGTTGTGGTTTATTATTTCTACAATAAAAAACAAAAAGAAAAACTTCAAGCAACGACTTACACAGATGCGGAGTTGGATAAGGTTGTTGCTGATTATGTTGATAAGGAACTAAAAAACGCTAAAGCGTTTATGCCTAACGGAAAGCCTGATAACGAATTTAAAGATGCTGAAGTAGGTAAAAAACAAGTGTTAGAAATAATTAAAAGAGCATCTTTAAACGGTAAAGACGTAAGTAGAGGTAATATTGATAAAATGCTTTTTATTCTTTCAAAACGTGAAAGAATTCAAATTGGCGATAAATCTTTAGGGGCTATGACACCTGAAGAAGTTACGGAATTAAATAGTTTTTTGTGTCGAATTGAGCCAACTAACGCTGAAGAGGAGGCAGGTTATAAAAAATGGAACGAATGTAAAAAACAGTATAATATTGGAGGAGTTATTGACACGTCTAAAATGACAAGAGAACAAATTATGTCTGCAACTCTTGAAAACGAGAGAAACGCACAGAAATACGGAGCATTGTGTAATTCTTATTTAGCCAAACCGCATTGTTAAAAAATAAAACATAGAAATTATGAATAATAAAAACTTACTTATAGGACTTGGAGTAGCAGTTGTTGCTTACTACCTTTGGAAAAAAAACAAAGACAAAACTGTTGTAAATGCAGTAGCACCTTTGACTGAACAAGAAAAAATCGCATTGTTTGAAGACGCAGTTACTAAATATCAAGGTGGTATTGCGCCATCGGAAGAAACGTTAAGCAACATTAAAAAAAGAAACGATTTGGCATACGCAAAAATTAAAGAGTTGAAATTAGAAACTGAATTATCTACTTGGTTAAGTAATAGACCAAAAGTAGATTACGCAAACCAACCGATACCTATGAGTGCGCCACAAGGTAGATAGAACTTGTAAAAAATAAAATATAGAAATTATGACATTAGACGCAAAACAAAAAAAGTATTTATTAATTGGTGCAGGAATAATTGTTATATACCTGTTAGGGGAAGAAAAACAAAAAAATGCTCAAAAACAAAAGAAAGTTCTGCAAAGAACACCTTTTGGATTTAATATTGGTTTTTGGAGTAGCAGATGGGTTGATTTAACACCTAAATTATTTAGAAAAATAATTGACAATCCTATTTTAGTACAGGATTTAAAAATGGCTAAACAAAATTTAATAACTTTAAATGTAAATGACGACAGATTTATTTTGTCTTCAAAAGACGGAAATATAGATAATGATATTATTTATTTTAAACAAGACGGAAAGTATTACAAACAAACAGGTTCGGAAATGTTTAAAAAGATAAAAAACGAAGTTAAAATAGACGAATGGACAAATGCTATTGAACAAAACAATTTGGCAGTAAATAAATATATTTCTAATCTTGAAAACGGAATTCGCACAAAAGTAGGATAACCTTTGTAAAAAATAAAAAATAGAAATTATGACATTAGACGCAAAACAAAAAAAGTATTTATTAATCGGTGGTGGAATTATATTAGGAGTTTATTTAGTTAGTAAATGGCTACATAGTTTACCGAAGCCTCTACCTGCTGATTTACAAACTCCTACTTTAGACGAGGAAAAAGTTCTTAAAAAAGGTTCTCAAGGAGCAGAAGTTTCTGAATTACAAAGAGTTCTTAAAAAGGATTATAATGCTATTTTGGGCGATTCAGGTGTAAACAAAGACGGTATTGACGGCGATTTTGGATTGCTGACAGAAGTTGCTTTAAGGAAAGCGAAAAACGTAACAGAAATAAAATTAAAAGATTTGTAATATGCAAGTAAACGTAAAAGACAGAAAAACCCAATTAATTATTGGTGGAATAGTTGTAGGATTAGGAGTATTTATTTACTTCTTATTTAAAAACAAGCCTTTGGGCGTTGAGGTTATGCAAATACCCGACCAAACTATGCCTGAACCAAGTACATTAGATATGAATTTGGTTTTAAAACAAGGTTCTGAAAATCCTGAAGTTGCTGAAATGCAAAGAATTCTTATTGAAAAATACGGTCAAAATTTAGGTACTTTTGGAGATAATCAAGACGGTATTGACGGTATATTTGGTTCTTTTACTTTAGCAGGTTTGTTAAAAGCAAAAGGAGTGAATCAAATTGCATTAAAAGATTTGTAAAATGGGAAAAGGCTATTACATAATTGGTGCGGTACTACTTGGATTGGGTGGATATTTTCTGTATAATAAAATTAAAAACGGAAATGTAACGTTCAATTTTAAGAATGAGGATATTGCAGAAGTAGAAGCAGGGAGTCATTTAGCACCACCTATGGAAACGCCTACTAACATTCCACCAAACGCTACACCACCATTTGTTCCAACAGTTTAAAAAAATAAGTTATGAAAGACAATCAAAAAGTATTATTAGTTTCAATAGGGTTAGTTGCTTTAGGAATATATTTATTCTTTAAGAAAACTCCACAACCAACTGAAGAAAAAACTGATTTCGGGCAAAACACGCCACCTGCAAAAGCAGATTATGATAAAGTATTGAAAAAAGGCTCAAAAGGAGTTGAGGTAGGAATACTTCAAAGAGCATTAAAACAATTAGTTGATGATGAAGATTTTGGCGATAAAACAGAGGCAAGATTAAAAGCAGTTATGAAAGTAACTCAAACTTCGTTGAACGATTATAATAAATTCATCACTAAAAAATAAAAATATGAACAAGACAGTAATAATAGCAGGAAGTGTACTTGTATTAGGAGTTGGGGCATATTTTTACTTCAAGCCTAAAAAAACAGGAACAACAGGTTCAGGAACAACAGGTTCAGGAACAACAGGCACAGGGACAACAGGCACAGGGACAACGGGTACAGAAACAACAGGTACAGGAAGTACAAGCGTACCTCCAACGGGGACTACTTTGTCAACTCCTGCTCAAGTAGAAGATACGGCTAAAAAAATTGCTGAAGCAAGAAGTTTAGCAACTAAAATATCAGATTTAAGAACAAAAAGAAATTCTTATTTAGTTATAAGTTTGAGAGATTATGCAACTGCATCAGGGAATCAATTTTGGAGTACAAATGACCAAATGCTTAAAATGTTAAAAACACAAGAAATCGCTAAATTAGAAAAAGAAATAAAGGATTTAGACGAGCAAATAGGTAAGTTAGGTTTTATGGAAGTTAATGGCTCAATAAGCAGAATAGTATAATTTTAAATTAAAAAAAAATATGGACACGAAAAGAGTTTTAATCATTGGAGCAGTAGGCGTTTTAAGTGTAGGTGCTTATTTATATTTTAGACCTAAAAAAACAGATAATTCAGGAACAGGTACTTCGGTAGGAGAATTAGGTAATCCAAACTCACTAATATCTGTACCGCCAAAAGGCACAGTTATAACGTCCCCTGAAGAAGTTGAAAAAATTGCTCAAAAAATTGCAGACGCTAAAGCACTTGCAATAAAAATTGACGATTTGAAGACTCAAAGACGACAACTCGCATTACAACCAATTGGACAAAGTGGGAATAATAGTATTTTTGGAGGAATTGGAGGGGAAAGAGTTCAAAATTTAATGCGTAGTGTAAAAAGTAAAGAATTAGACACTCAAATAGCAGATTTAGAAAAATTAATTACTGATTTAGGGTATGCAGAAGTTAATGGAAAAATAACTCAAATTATATAAATTTAATTAACTTTGTTTCAATAATTAAAAATTAAAATTATGAAAAAAACTGCATTAATAATAGGAAGTCTTGTCGTTTTAGGTATTGGGGCATTTTTTTACTTTAAACCTAAAGCAAAAGCGGAAGATGGAACAGGTGCAGGTACAACAGGTGCAGGTGCAACTGCTTCAGGCACAACAGGTGTTGGTACAACTACCCCGCCTCCTGCCGTAGCCGAAGTAAAAACATTAACGCCTAATGAGTTGATAGAAGTTACAAAGTTAAAAGACGCAATTCTTTCAGACATAAGAACAAGAAATTCATATAGAAAAGCAAGTAGCAGGGCAAATGTTCAGTCTGAAATTGATAAAAAACTAATACTTTTAAAAAATTATGGTTTTTCTTTGAATACTAATAATGAATTAATTAAAACATCTTAATATGGCAGTAATAAATTGGAACACCGTGCCTGATTATGATGAATGGGGAATTGATACTTCTTGGAATTGTCAAGAGTGGATTATGTGGCATAAAACTTTAGTTCAAAAATTTAACAAAGCAACCGCTAATGATATTTGGAACTATGCCTATTCTAAATCAGGAAATTTAAGCGGTAATCTTGATTGCCGTACTTTCAATACAGATTTTAGAAAATATGTAAGAGATAATGGTCTGTCGCCATTTCAAGGAGCGGGTGTTTTTACACCTATTTTACAGGGTTATGGAACTGCAAGTGATATTGTTGTAGGTGCGCTTGATACTACTTCTAACATAGGAACAGGTGTGTTTGGGACAATTAATTCGATTTTTGGAAATAATAATTTTAAAAGAACGTTCAGTATTATTTTAATAGTAGGTGGTGTAATTGGCGGGGCTTACGTTTATAATTCATTCAAAAAAAGATAATATGGCAGTAATAACTTGGAAAACTGTTCCTGATTATGATGAATGGGGTTGGGACACATTTTGGAAATGCGATGATTGGATAACTTGGCATAAAAAATTAGCGGAGCATTTTGGAGAAAAAACCGCAACAGAAATTTGGAATTACGCATTTTCAAAAACAACAAATTTGAGTTCTAATTTAGATTGTAATTCATTTGATTCAGCATTTAGAAAGTATGCAAAAGAACACGGATTAAAACCTAATACAGACTTGATAGTTGAAGTATTTGGCACTTCAACAGATGTTTTAACGGGTGCGCTTGGTACAACCTCAAATGTTGCTTCGGGATTATTTGGAACTGTTGATGGTATTTTTGGAGGAAATAATTTAAAGAAAACTATTAATATCGTTCTTATAGCAGGTGGGTTGATAGGAATTGCCTATGTTTATAAATCGTTTAAAAAATAAATTTATGAAAAATAAAAAAGTAATTGTAATCGCAACAACCTCTGTAATCGTTTTAGGGTTGCTTTATTTTGCTTTCAAAAAAGCAGATAAAAAAGATATTTCAAATGACCCGCAACTAAAAGCGGATTTTGATAGTGTGATTAAAGGAATTGACAACGCAAAAAAATAAAAATATTAAATTTAAAAATTATGGCTTTACCTATAAATTTTGAGCAATTTGCAAAAGACCCACTAAAAGCAATTATGTTTTTAGTAGTTTGTGCAGTTGGCTATCTATATGTTGACAACAAGATGAATTTAACTTCTCAAATAGAAAAATGCGATAAAAACGTTCAACAGGTTTATCAAAAAATTGATGTTTTAGAAGATAAATTGAGAAAGAGTGATAGCACTTTAGCGAGAGCAAGTGCAAGATTAGAAGTATTAAGCGAAATTAAAGGACTAAAATAATGAAAAAGTATTTATTAGTATTATTGATTATTATGTTTTCTTGTTCTAAAAAAACAGAAGACAAAAAAGAAGATTTAGTATTATCGGAAGATTCTGTTTCTGTTAATTACGCTGATAGCGTTGAGATTGCTCTTGTAAAAACAAAAGATATTGATGTTGATATAAAACAAAAAATCAAACAAGTCGAAGTTTTAAGTAGTGAAAATAATAATTTAAAAGTTGAATTAAAAACAACCAAAGACTGTTTGGTTTCAACGCAAGAAAGATTTGAAATATTTAAAACAAACTCAAAAGTACCAAAGAAAAGAAGTTTTTTTCAAAAATTAGTTGGTGCTAAAGCAGATTCAGTTGAAATTGAAAAAATAGACACTTTAAAAAACTAAAAAATGAACGGCGATAAAAAATTATATTTATATTCAGGATTGGCTATTGCTTTAGCGGTAGTTGCTTATGTAGTAATTACAAAGAAAAAACCTTTGTTAAATACTGCTGATGCAACTGTTGAGGGAGAAGAAGCAGAAGAAGAAATTGTGGTTACTCCAAGTGGAGATACAATAACACCTGAACAGGCAATTATTGACCCTGCTTTATCTGATATTTTAAAATTACCACTTGCTCAAATCAAGTTAAAAATGTTAAATAAAAAGATTTACACTAAACTTGATAATGTAAACCCAAGAATAACTCCTTATGTAAATAATGGTTGGTTTGTAAATAATGGTGTTGGTGGTAAGATTACTCAAAAAGGTACTTTTGCAGGAATTGTTACAGACGTTGCTCAAGACAAGGGTAAAATGGCTAATTCTCAAGGTAAAGTTTATGTTTGGTTTAAAATTAAGCCATCTGCTGAAGCGATTAAACAAATTAAAGAAGATACACCTATACTTCTTACTCCAAAAACAGACTTTTTTTGGTTGAGAGAAGACGTAATAGTAAAAAAATAAAAAAATATTATGCGACAAGATACAAATTTAACCAAAATGTACGTTTCAGACTATGATAGTCAAATGATGCCTACTTATGAAATTCCTGTTTATGAGAATGGTAGTTCGCAGGTAGCCGAACCTGAAATTATAATTCCAATAAGTCCTTTACCAAACACACCGCCTAAAAAAAACACGTTGATTTTAGAGGATATTGAAAATGATTTACCACAAGGTAATAGTACAAGTGTTGTGTCAGGGACAAAAGATAGTGAAGACACTAAACCAAAAGGAGAGTCAAGTGCTACAACTGACGAAACGAAAACCTATGTTGGCGGAGGTACAACACCTGATTCTCAAATAGTGGTTAAAAAACCTACAACAAAATATTTTGTTTATGGAATTGTTGGGATTGTTGTTGCGTATTTAGGTTACAAAGTTTTTTTCAATAAAAAGAGTGTGTAATTAAAACTAATATGAGTACAAATATGTCATTTGAAAAAGAAAGTAAAATTGTTTTAAAAATAGTTGCATTTGCTACTGTTATAACCGCCTTATCAGGGGCTTACTTTTTTTTAGTGAACAATGTTTGGAAACCAAAAGTTGTTGTTTTAGATGCTGATTTAGAAAATGGGTTTGCTACGTTAGAATTACCATTTGGAGATACAATTGAAATAAATGGAACTTCTGAATTTTTAGTTGTTGGAGATTGGGGAGTAAGATTTGGAACAATTATGAAAAATGGAAAACTATCATACGAAAACATACAACTATTAAGAAAAGGTTTGGTAGTAGAGTATTTAGACACTTCAAAATTTATTAAATAATTAATTTTTTGAAGATATGGAATTATATAAGGCAAGACAAGATGGAGCGATTAGTCGTAAAAACATAAACCCAAATGCAAATACATTAGAGCAATTGGGAAATTTTGTAAGAAAAGGCGAGTTGATTTTAGTTAAAAAAGTAGAAAGTTTGACTGATGAAAAATTGTCTTTCCCGTATAAAAAATACACGCTTTGGAACGGAAATTATGCGGTTGGTATCAAACAGGACGGCATAGAGCCTTATGTTAAAGCAAGTTTTGCAGATGTTCCCGAACATTTGTTTATTCAAATACAAAAACCAAAAGTTTATATAACTTTAGGAGTGTTATTAGTGGGTTTGGCAACATACTCTATTATTAAAGAACGACAAAATAATTAATTATGTCATATACAGATATAGGAAGCGATAGTAGTGGAAGAATTTACGATGTTGCAGAGGGCGGAAGATTAGAAGACGCATTAAACCAACAAGAGTTAATTTTTTTAGGAATTGAAAAATCTGAATCAAAGAAAAAAGATGTTATCAGATACGCTATAATTGGAGGCGCAAGTATTTTAATATTAGTGTTATTAGCATTTGCAGTAAAAAAGAAAAAATAATGGAAGCGGGAAAAGTAATAAATAACGTAATAATATTTGGCGGAATAGGCGGAATGGCGTATTTATTATTTAAAAAGAAACCTACTATCGTACAAGAGGCAATTCCTGTAAAATACAATGTTGTTGAAAGGGGTAAAACTGCGGTTAATGAAGAAGATTGGACAAACGCTCAAAGAAAACTTTGTGTAGATTTTATAATGAATAAAAACGGACTTTCTTCAGGAGGTCATTCCTTTGCACATTATAGAAGTTGTAATGACATTCAGGAAAAAAATGAATTGAGCGAACATTTAATTGATTCGAGCGTTTTAAGTAATAAAATAGATTATAAAAAACTTAAATCAGAACAATGGAACGCTCTTTATTTAGATTATTTTACTCAAGACGGAGATTTAAAAGCAAACAGTTGTTTAGAGTTAGATTGGTTAATTAAAAATTTTGGATTGGCAGAGGTTCAATTAAGTGCAGGTTCAGGTTTAGGAATTAGACAACAGATTTCTAAAATGGCTAATGAAAAATTTAAAAATTTTAAATGTAGAGATAAAATTGAAGCGGTAAGAACAAGAAGTTTGATAGATTTACAAACTAAAGGGTCAATTAAAGCAGAAGAAAGCCTTGTAAGCAAGGGTTTTTCAGAACAGAAAACATATATAGTATTAGGTGCATTGGTTTTATTAACGGGTTTTTATATAGTTGTTAAAAAATAATGGAAGCGGGTAAAGTAATAAATAACGTAATTATATTTGGAGGCATAGGTGCTATGGCTTATTTATTGCTTAAAAAGAAGCCTGTTATTGAACAAAAGCCAACTCAAAAAATTTTTCTTAATGGTGTAGAGGTAAAAAATAAAAATTATGACGAAGAACTAATTAAACTTTGTCGAAAATCAATAGGCAGGGTTGGAGATGTGCAAGGTGCGGAATGGAAAACTCCAAGCGAAGAGTTAATAAAAAAATGCTACGGTGTTGAAGAGTTAACTGAAGTAACAGAGCCTTTGGTTGACCGAAGCGTATTGGATTTAAGTTCTGCTCCTAATAACGACAAAGATTTACATTTATACGGTTTTAGTAGAATTAGGAAAGCGTATTATACTCCATCAGGGGATTTAAGGGCTAATAATTGCGTAGAATTAGATTTAGCGATAAAAAATGCTAACAGTTCTTTAATTGATTATTATAAAATATCAAGTATGGGGTTGTCTGAACAATATAAAATTTCAATAGATTTTACAAAACAACTAATAGCAGATATAGAAACTAAATTTAATAAATTTAATTGTAGGGATAAAATAGAAGCCGTAAGAACAAGAAGTTTGGTTGATTTACAATCTAAAGGCTCAATTAAGGCAGAAGAAAGTGTTGTAGGAAAAGGGTTTGCTGAACAAAAAACATATATAATTTTAGGGGCTTTGGTTTTGTTGACAGGTTTTTACATAGTAGTTAAAAAATAAAATTATGGCAGAAATAATACACCCAAATTACGTTTGTGAAATAAGCAATAATACCAAGACACCTGTTATGGACGATAAGTATTTTGCGAAATATTCTGCTTATGAAAAATGCAAATGTATAAATAAGTTAAAATCAAGTCTTGAAATACTTGCTAAAAATCAAGGTTATGGGTATCAAACCTTTGTTGATGATTACAAAAAAAAATATGCTCAAAATAATTGTGATGAGGTTTTTAAAAATTATGTACAAACTAATGTAGAAGACATTTATAGTTCTACAACAAAAGAGGATAAGGAAAGAATTGAAAGTCAAAGCATAAAAGAAAGAAACCAAAGAATATTGATTGCGGTAGGTGTTTTTGTTTTGGCAATTGGAATGGTAAGTATTTACTCTACAAGGAATAGTTAATATGAAAAAAGAAAGTTTAGGTGGTTTAATTATATTAGCAGGTATTGGTCTTATCGGCTTCATTTGGTTTAAGAGAAATAAACCAACTACGGCTGATAAGCAATTGGCTGACTTGACTAATCTATCAACCGCTTTAAAAGTAGGTAGTACAGGAGATTTAGACAAGCCTTTTGAATATACTGAAGAACAAAAACAAAATGCAGGTAAAAATCCATACACTTACAGTTTTTATTCAGATAAAGAAGTAAAAGATTGGTATAAAAATATGACACCTGCTGAATTAGAAGCGTTGAAAAAAAGCATAGGTAATATTCCTGACCCGTCTGCTATTGGAACAAATCAAATTGCACTAAATATGCAAAATGTAGATTTTAGTAATTTAGGGAATATTGGTTTTACTAATATAAAAATTTAAAAATGAAAAAAAGTAATTTAGGTGCTTTAGTTATTTTAGCAGGAATTGGAATTATTGGCTTTGTTTGGTTTAGAAGAAATAAACCAACTACTTCTGATAAGCAATTGGCTGACTTAACTGCGCAATCTAACGCTTTAAAAAGTAATAATATAGACACTATTGACAAGCCATTTGAGTATAGTCAACAAACTATAAAAACAAAAGATAAAAACCCGTTTACTTCTGATTGGTCATTACTATCTAAAGAGGAACAGGCGCAAATAAGTCAAGCAGTTACGGAAAATGTTAATTGTGGTTTAGGTTTGACTTGGTCGGGGACAGATTGTACAGATTATAATATTAGACAACAACAACAAGCAAACCCTAATAATATAAATACAAGTAGTTGTAATCCTCCAAAATTGTTAATTACTAATGTAGAGAGATATGATGCGGGTTTTCCAAAAGCAGGAGATAATGGAAGTTTATGGGCGGTTTATTTTTCGGTATGTGGCGGTAATTTAGATGATTTACCTCCTACGAAATATAAAATAACAGTAATTGATTCTGTTGGCTCTCAAGAAATAGTAAATGATAAAAATTATTTTTACACTCCGTCTATTGGAGGTAATTTAGCAAGGAAGCCAAAGACTGCCGTAATTAATTTATCAATAACAGATAAAAAAGGTAAAAATTATATTCAAACGTTTAATTATAAAGAATAAGAGTTATGGTAAGTTCATACGGAGTAGGTATAATGGGGTCTTCTACTGAATGGAGTAGAGCGCAAGAATCAGGTTATGAAAAAGTTCAAAATGAATTTGGTTCTTTGCCTTATAATTGTGTTTCTTTAGATAAGGACTTGAAAAGAATAAGTGACAAAATTCTTGAACAAAGAAAATTAAGTCCTTTACCAAGTACGCAACAAAGGGCTTATTTGGAGGCACTTGAGGCAAAAAAGAGTAATTGGGAGAGTATGTTCGGTACAAAAGGTTGTAGGGATATAATCGAAAATATAAGGCTAACTACGGGCGCAGTAGAATCAAGTAAATTTGCAATAAAAGCAGAGCAACAGGTTTTACCTAAAAATGAAAAAGACCAAAATCTTTACATAGGATTAGGGGCGGTTGTAATGTTAATCGGATTGTATATCGTTTTAAAAAAATAATTATGTTTGATTTTGACACCATTCAAGGTACGGCTTATTCTTGTGAGGCAGATAAAGGTGTTTTGGCAATGAAAAAATCTTCTTTAGATTATCATACTGCAAATAAAGGAAATCCTGTAAAATCAAGTATAACACCTGCTCAACTAAAGGTGCTTGAACTTGAATATGAAACTGCTAAAAAAAAGTATGATGCTTCGCCTTGCGGAAAAGACCCTGAAAGAGATGCTTGTATTGCTTTGCAATCAGGAATGACAACGACTCGTGCTTCGATTGCATACGCTAATGCTACAAGGGATTACGAAAGTGCAAATCAAAGAACTGCTTCATTAGAGAAATCAATGAAAATTTTTGAAGATAAAAAGTGCGGGGCAAAAATAGGCGAATTTAGAGCAGATGCTATAAAATCTATTACAGATGTTTATGGCGGAATGGATAAGCAAAGAATTGAAGAGGATAGCAAATATCAAGCGAAACAAAGAATATTTTTTGGAGCGTTAGTTGTTTTGGGTGCGGTATTAATTGTTACAATGTTTGGTAAAAAAGAATAAGATGAAAAAAGTATTATTATTTGGCGGAATTGCCATAGCGGGTTTTGGGTTGTATAGATATTTTAAATACCAAATTGATTTGGCTTTAAATTATGATTATAAACTTAAAGATTTTAAAATCATTAGCCAAGAGCGAGATGTAATGAAAGTTTCCGCAACTTTTGAAATTACTAATAAATCTTCTTTTAAAGTTGATGTTACAGGATATGATTTGCAATTATTTTTCAAAGATGCTCCTTTTGCATCGACAAAATCAACTAATAAAGTTACAATTCAACCGAATAGTTCTTTTCAAATTGTTGGATATGGAGAAATAAATTTATCAAGTTCTAAAGTTTTAATATTACCTTTTATAAAAGATGTTGTAGATAGAAAGCCTATTGATATATCTGTTTCGGGTGTAGTAAACGTTGTGTTTTTAGGAATTCCAACGTCTTTGAAATTTGATAAACAAAAATTTAATTATAGCGTAGATTTAATACAAGATTACAAATTAGGAAATGCTTACGAAAGATTAAGAGCAAAATACCCTAAAGTATTTGACCTTTTGGGAATTAAGCCAAAAAAATAAATTATAAAAATTTTAAAAAAAATGTTTTTTCTTATAAAAAAAGATATTATTTTACTATTTTTGACACAAGAAACTATTTAAACTAACAACAATGGTAGAGGGTATTGTAAAAAAAATTATGATGACGGGCATAAACAAGTATGCAGGTGCATACGGTACGTCAAATGAAAACGTTCAAATTAAAGTTACTGATGATGTTGACGCAAACGTATTTTATACGATGTGTAATGATTTTAAAGACGTAGAGCAAGTTACTTTTTTGAACATAATGGATAAGCGAATGGACTTTTTCGGTTACGAGGGTTTAGCATCGCCTTTCCTTAAAAAAGCATTAGGAATTTTCGCAACTGAAGCAGGTTGTGAAGTTTCTGAAGTAAATTGTTTTATTATGAAACATAAAGAAACAGTTGGCTTGGCTTTTTATAACGGATATAAAAACGGAAAAAATATTCTTCTTGCAAAGCAATTGGAAGAATTAGGACTATAAAATTTAAAAGTATGGCAGGAGTTACACCACCCCGTAAACCAAGAGAAACCCTAACGGTTAATGCTAAAGACATTACTTGGATAAAAGACGCTTTGGGTAAACTTAAAGATAAGGTTGATACAATTGACAAAACAACTACAAAATTAAACACAACCATAGTTGGCGACCCTGCTTATGGTCAAATTGGTTTAGTTCAACAAGTTAAAGAACATACAGATTACATAGAAACTGATAAAGGGTTCAAATCAAAACTTATAGGCGGTAGCCTTGTATTAGGTGCGGTTTGGACTTTATTAATTAAATTTTGGGATAAAATATTTTAATTATGGGAATAATAAAAGCAGGAATATCGACAGTACAAGCACCTAACGGTGGTGGTTTGGCAATTTATGTTGACAGTTTAACGGGAGAAGTTATGCTTAAAGATATTAGTGGAAATATTGAGCCATTATCTAATTTCATTAAGGCTTATACAGAAACAACAGGTAAAAGCGAATTCTATTTAATAGAAGAAGAAAATTGTTTAAGACCTTTTAATGGAAATAATTCTTTGCTTGGAAAAAATAGTGTTATTTTGAGTGGAGAATACAATGTCAACAGAGGAGAATTCTCTGTGATTAATGGCGGAGAATCAAACACTACTGCAAATAAATTTACCGTAATAAACGGTGGAAAAGGCAATACGGTTGATGCGGACTTCGGTGTTGTTGGTGGCGGAAATGCAAATAACGTGAACGGTGCTTTTTCTTCTGTTTTGGCAGGAGAACATAATAATATTGACGGACACACTAATTCTCATATAATCGGTTCTAATATCGTTGCAGATAGGGACGATACAACGTTTATCGAAAATCTTTCGATTACGAATTTACCTACATCAAGTAAAGGATTGCCTAAAAATTCCATTTGGAATAATAAAGGAGTTCTTACGATAGTGTAGTTTATAAAATAAAAATATGGGTAGTGTAAGTAAATCGGGTAAGTCAAACATACAATCCCCTGATGGTAACAGTTTAGCGGTCTTTATTGACGGCATTAGCAATCAGGCTATGGTAAAAGACATCTATGGAAACATAGAGTTATTATCAGAGTATGTTGATGGCGGTACATCAGGAGTAAGCGGAACATCGGGGTCGAGTGGGACATCGGGAACTAATGGTTCTTCGGGTCTTAATGGTACTTCGGGTACTTCGGGTGCTGACGGTACTTCAGGCTTAAACGGTACTTCGGGAAGTTCAGGAAGTTCAGGTACAAATGGAACTTCGGGAACAAATGGTGCTACGGGAACTAATGGAACTTCAGGAATTAACGGAACTTCGGGAATAAACGGAACTTCGGGAATAAATGGTACTTCGGGTATTAGTGGTACTTCGGGTACTTCGGGTATTAATGGTACTTCGGGTATTAATGGAACTTCAGGCTCATCAGGAACAGGCGGAACAAGTGGAACGACAGGAAGTTCAGGTACTAATGGTAGTGGTGGAACTTCGGGTATAAATGGTTCTTCGGGAGCAAGTATTGCCAATTGGTATGGTTCGTTTTCAGATACTACTACTCAAACAGTAACAGGAAGCAATACGCCTACTGTAATCTCATATAATACAACAGAATTAAGTAATGGTATTACCGTTACGAGTAGTTCTCGAATTACTTTTCCATACGCAGGAATTTATGAAATCGGATATTCAGCACAAGTAGATAAAAATAGTGGTGGTAATGACGAAGTTAAAATTTGGGCGAGAATTAATGGAGTAGATGAAGTAAGAACTGCTTCTTATATAGAATTAATCGGACAAAATGCTGAATTTTTACCTTTTGTATCTTACATTTTTGATTTACAAGCAAACGACTATGTAGAATTTGTTTTTGCCTCTGCTGATGCAACTGCAAGATTAGTTGCTAAACCTGCAACAACTACTCCTTATATATCTCCTTTAGCCCCGTCTGTAATAATTGTTGCTAATCAAGTAGGCGTTGCATTAGGTAGTACATCGGGTACATCAGGTACTACGGGGACATCAGGGTCATCAGGTTCAACAGGTTCAAATGGTACATCGGGTACTGACGGTACTTCGGGTACTGACGGTACTTCAGGTATTAATGGTACATCGGGTACATCAGGTATTGACGGAACTTCGGGTACAAATGGTTCTTCGGGAACAACAGGTACTTCGGGTTCAAGCGGTATTGACGGAACATCGGGAATTAACGGAACATCGGGTGTTGATGGAACAAGTGGCTCTTCGGGTACAAATGGTACTTCGGGAGTTAATGGTACTTCGGGAACTGCGGGTAGCAATGGTACTTCGGGTACTAATGGTACGGGCGGAACTTCGGGTATTGACGGAACATCGGGAACTGACGGAACTTCGGGTATTGACGGAACAAGTGGTTCTTCAGGAACAAATGGTACGAGTGGAACAAGCGGTGCTGACGGAACAAGTGGTTCATCAGGTATTAACGGAACTTCGGGAACTAATGGAACTGACGGAACTTCGGGAACTGACGGAACATCAGGAATTAACGGAACTTCGGGAACTGATGGAACAAGTGGTTCTTCAGGTACAAACGGAACAAGCGGAACGAGTGGTGCTAACGGTACTTCGGGAACTGCGGGTAGTAACGGAACATCAGGTACAAATGGTACAGGTGGAACATCGGGTATTGACGGAACTTCGGGAACTGACGGAACTTCGGGAACTGACGGAACTTCGGGTGTTAACGGAACTTCGGGTTCATCAGGAACATCAGGAGCAGACGGAACATCAGGAACAGGGGGAACATCGGGAACTGACGGAACATCGGGAACTGCGGGTAGCGGTGGTACTTCGGGTATAAATGGTACATCAGGTATAAACGGAACATCAGGTACAACAGGTAGTTCGGGAACGGCAGGTAGTAACGGAACGTCAGGTATAGACGGAACTTCGGGAACATCAGGTTTAGATGGAACTTCAGGAATAAACGGAACTTCAGGAACTACGGGTACTTCAGGTAGTGGAGGGACAAGCGGAACAAATGGTACGGGTGGAACTTCAGGTACAGACGGAACTTCGGGAACTACGGGAACTTCGGGTAGTGGAGGAACAAGCGGAAGTTCGGGAACTGCGGGAACTTCGGGAACTGACGGAATTGCAGGTGGACAAGTTTTCTACTTTAACCTATCTTTAAATACATCTTCTGCTTTTGGAACGCCTACTTATAAACAATTAAGTCCAATTCCTACAAGCACAGGTCAAACAACTGCAACATCAACAGTAACCGCAGGTGCTACTGCTACAATAGATACTTTTGCTACCGATAGCGGTGTGCCGTCAGTAACAAGCATACCGTCAGGAAATTGGGGCTTTACAGGTCATTTCTTAACGAATACTACAAGTGCAACTTGGAATATTTATTATGAAATTTATAAATATACAGTTGGTGGTGTATCTACATTATTGGGAACAACAAATACAGTTCCCGTTACTTTAGATAATACAATAGTACAACAGGTTTATGCTGATTGTTTTATAATCGGACAACCATTAAATAGCACGGATAGACTTTATGTCAAGGTTTTTGGACAAAATACAACAGGTAGCACATACGATATAATATTTTATACAGAGGGTTCTACTTATTATTCTTACATTCAAACTACTTTTACCGCTCCATCAGGAACAAGCGGAACAAGTGGAAGTTCAGGAATAAATGGAACTTCAGGAACTACGGGTACTTCGGGTAGCGGTGGTACTTCGGGAAGTGGTGGTACTTCAGGTGTTGACGGAACGTCAGGAACAGGAGGTACTTCAGGAACAACGGGTACATCGGGAACTTCAGGTATTGACGGAACTTCAGGAACAGGGGGTACATCAGGAACTACGGGTAGTTCAGGAACATCAGGAGTTAACGGAACATCAGGAAGCGGTGGAACATCGGGTTCTTCGGGTACATCAGGAATTGACGGAACGTCAGGGACAGGTGGTACATCGGGTATTAATGGTACATCGGGTACATCGGGTATTGACGGAACATCGGGAACTGCGGGTTCTAACGGAACTTCGGGAGTTAACGGAACATCGGGAACTGCGGGTTCTAACGGAACATCGGGTGTTAACGGAACAAGTGGTACTTCGGGTGTAAACGGTACTTCGGGTACTGACGGTACTTCGGGTACTGACGGTACTTCGGGAACTGCGGGTTCTAACGGAACTTCGGGAGTTAACGGAACTTCGGGAGTTAATGGAACAAGCGGAACTTCGGGAGTTAATGGAACATCGGGAACTGCGGGAACATCAGGAGTTAATGGTACATCAGGAACGTCAGGTATTGACGGAACAAGTGGAAGTAATGGTTCAAATGGTACATCAGGAGTTAATGGTACATCAGGAATAAATGGTACTTCGGGTACATCAGGAATAAATGGTACGAATGGTACATCGGGAGTAAACGGAACTTCGGGTACTGACGGAACTTCGGGAATTAACGGAACTTCGGGTTCATCAGGAACTTCGGGTGTAAATGGTACTTCGGGGGTTAATGGAACTTCGGGAACTTCGGGAGTTAATGGTACATCGGGAACAGACGGAACTTCGGGAACTGCGGGTTCTAACGGAACTTCGGGTGTTAATGGAACTTCGGGTATCAATGGAACTTCGGGAACTTCGGGAATTAACGGAACTTCGGGAACTTCGGGGGTTAATGGAACTTCGGGAACTGCGGGTTCTAACGGAACATCAGGAGTAAACGGAACGTCAGGCTCAAGTGGTATTAACGGAACTTCGGGAGTAAATGGAACGTCAGGAACTTCGGGAGTTAATGGTACTTCGGGAACTGCGGGTTCTAACGGAACATCAGGTGTTAACGGAACGTCAGGCTCAAGCGGTATCAATGGTACATCAGGACTTAACGGAACAAATGGTACTTCGGGTATTAATG